AAACTTACGGTCCCCAGCTCATTGCTGAGATTGGCGATGTTTCAAGATTTACCCATCGGGAGGCAATCACTGCTTTTGCAGGTGTCGATCCCGGTGTGGAGCAGTCAGGGCAGCACAACTCAAAGAGCAACAAAGCTTCCAAATGTGGAACCGGCAGGCTCCGTAAGACCCTGTTCCAGGTCATGACCACCCTGCTCCAGAATGCCCCGGAGAATGAACCTGTCTACCAGTTTCTGAACCGGAAGCGTTCCGAAGGAAAACCTTACTATGTGTACATGACTGCTGGTGCGAATAAGTTCCTCCGCATCTACTACGGCAAGGTAAAAGCACATCTGCGCAGTCTGGAACAAAACGAATAATCATTCCGTCTATTACGGCTTTCTTTTTGACCGGCTGATGAGGCGGTCTTAGAGTTGTGCCATAAAATCACTTCACAAAAATTTTCAAAAAGTGCTTGACTTTTTATTAGCAGGCTTTCTTTGAGGCAAACGAAACGAAACGGCCTGAAAAAATTTTTCTGAGTCTGCGCGTGTTTTGGGCTCGCCAGCACCGCAGGCGTTTGGCGGCCCGGACAGTACCTTCGGGCTGCGGAAAAATTTCGGCGCGGTTGCTCGGTCGAGTTGCTTTGCCTTTTGCTTCTTTGCTTTGGTCGCTTTGTTTCGCTGTTCTTTGTTGCTGTTGCTTTTGGTTTCGCTTTGGCTTTGCTGTTCGATTGCTTCGCGCTTAGCTTGCTGCTTGGCGCGTGTTCGTTGGCTTGGCTTACTTCATAGCCTGCTGGACGTGGTGGGTGAACCTCTTTTCCAGTCCTTCGCTGATCATTGTCTCGATCGTTTCCTTCGCTCGTCCGTCGATCATCTGGGGGACTGATAAAGTGTGGACAGCTTCCAGCGGGCCGCGCCCGGAGCCAGTTCTTTGAAATGGAATGGCGGGCACCTTACCTGCCCCCATGAATGTGTTGTCCGGGAGTCTTGCTCGCTGCCCTTTAATAATCTGGGCGGTTATCTGATACGGTGCCGGTGGTCGAACCGTTCCGACTTCCGGGGAGCTGTTCAGCATTTGGCCGGGAATTAGGATAGGTGTCCGGCGGCGTTTTGTTGGCCTGCTCTTTGGTGACATTTTGAAGTGTGTCGGTGTCAGCGTGCGGCCTTTATATTCCAGCGTCGCCCCGTCAACAGATACCCCCGCAACATTTATGTGGGTGGCCCCTTTCTTTTTTTGAGGCCCGGCACTCTTGATCGCGGCAGTATCAACTCCGTAGTGCTGGCGGATTCCCTTCGATACCCACGCGGGAGCTCTGGAGTTGAAGTCGGAGACAGTTCGCTGGATCGCTACCTTGCCCCCGTTTTCGAGCTTAGCGATCTGCTTTGCCAGTTTGGCGCCGTCCTTCATGGTGACAGTGAAGGCGCCGCTGGTGTGCCTGCCTGATCCGGAGTAAAACAAATTGCTCATGCGTGCCCCTCCTTTCTGGTTTTGGGTATAAAAATACCGCCTTGGGTTTTCCCTTGGCGGTAGTGGTTGGTTATTTTGTTTTGGTTCCGTCCGGTGCGAACTCGTGGAGAATATTGTCCGGTGTTTCTATTCGGATCATGTTCCCGGATATTTTGGCCGAGAACTGGAGCGTCGCGCGTCCTTCGGAGCTGTAATGGATCTTTTTTCTCCAGCTCGCTGCGGTGGAGAGGTTGATCAGTTTAACATTGACGGCCGGGATCTCTTTGTCGTTCTCGTCATAGTCGCTGTCGGCGTCGTATACCACAACGCAGAACTCAGGAGTGAGAGCCCATGCGTCGAGGATAGCGTCCCCGCAGAGTTTCTTCGTGGCGGTTTTTACCTCGCTCAGAGTAAAGAGAGTGCCTTCGTCGCTCAGTGCGTGGCCGATTCCGTCGTCAGTTATAACGGCGTCCTCTATGAGTTCCTCCGTCTTTCTTATCCGGATTCCGCTCACCTTTGTTGCGATCGCGATCCCTTCGTTTGCGTTTGCGTCCATTCCCGTGAGAATATAATACTCTCCAGACTGAGAAGCCCACGCTTTGTCAGCGTCGAACCACTCCTTGCCGTTTCTCGTGAAAATACCCGGCTTGCCGTTTCTCTGTGAGATCTCCCAGCTTTCTGCCTTGGTTCCGTTATTTAATCCCATTGTGGTGTCCTCCTTATGGCTTAGTCATCTTTGGAATATTATACAACGGAGCGGCGGCGCTTATCAATCCTCCGTCCGGAAAATTTGCACCCCTCCCAGTTCTTTTCTGAGGGTAGGCACATAGGAAAAACCGCCCGGATCTTTATCATGTCCCCGGACGGCTTTCGCTGTTATACAGAGTAGCACGGTGGTTTATCCCCTTTTATCCCTTTTTGTCCCTTTTTATCCCCCTGTGTGCTCGTGAGCGTTCCGTTTGCGGCTTTCTCCTGAGTGTGTGCGTATTTCTTCGGGCGCACAAAAAAGCCCGCCGTCGGCCTTCCTGTGGCTTCTGGCGGGCGTTGTTATCCCTGTTCTTGTTTTGCTCTGTATATTTTGGCCAGCGATTGAAGCGCCGAGCCGTGCAGCTTGAATGTTCTTTTGAGGTAGCGCTGCTCGTGTTTGTCGTAGTCCTCCCGGCTACCATGAAGGGCGGCGCATACCGTCCACCAGTTCGCTGCGTCGAAGTAGTGCATTTCTAACACGGTCTGCTCGTCCGGCTTTTCCATTTCGGAGATCATGGCCTCCAGTTCGTTGCGTTCCCGATCCTCGTCTGTGATCATGCGGCGGATCGTTTCCTCCAGTGTTACCTTCTGGATCACTTGCCGTTCCTGTTTGCTGGTTCCGTCGCCACCGCCTCCGGATATTCCGTCGAAGCTCGGCGAGGATATGGAGCCCATGACGGCCTCCAGATTCTCCAGCCGTTCGATCTGGTTGTCGATCCTGCGGTGGAGTGCTGCGTAGCTTTCCAGCTTTTTCTTGATCTCGTCGGTTTCCTTCGGCTGTTTTGCCTCACTGTTCTGGTGCATGGGTTCCACCTCCTTTCACTGGCTTATTCCGTGAACATTCTCTCGAAGTGCTCGCGGCCCAGCTCTTTGCCCTTCCTGAACAGTCGGATCCCGGACGTCTTGCCGGTTGTCCTTATGTAGCGTTTTACGATTGTGTCAACAAACTGAGGACTCAGCTCCATGAGGTACGACTTCTGGCCGATACTTTCCGCAGCGATCAGAGTCGTTCCGGATCCTCCGAAGGTGTCCATAACTCCCTCGGCCCACTGTGTATTGTCCAACAGCTTCTCCAGTATCTCCACCGGCTTTTGCGTCGGGTGGAGCTCATTTCCGGAGCGGGTGGCTTCGATCACGTTCCCGTAGCCCTTGTGGTTGTCCCGCGCTGGCTTTGTACGGTGTGCGAACATTATCAACTCGTGCTGAGTTCTCCAGCCCATACCCATGCCCGGCGTTTTCTTATTCCAGACGATCATATTCTTGACGCCGAACCCGCTTTCCTCCATTACGTCGTAGAGGTAGAGCCACATTCTCCAGTCGGTGAAGCAATAAACCACGGTACCGGTGAACTGTTTCAGGATCGAGCGCATGAGCTGCTGGTACCCGCGAGTACTGAGGGTATCGTTTGCGATCGTCACTTTGATTTCCTTCCCGTTTGCGTCGTAGCGTTTGGTTCCGATACTTCCGGTGCTGCGTCCGGATTCCTGAAAACCTCCGGAGCAGTACGGCGGATCCATGAGAAGGATCTGAGGCTCGGCTCCGTCGAGCAGGAGAGCGCGATCGGCTTCGTTTGTGCTGTCTCCGCACACGAGGCGGTGGTTTCCGAGGATCCAGAGATCGCCGCGTTGCGTGATTGTCTGATCTTCCTCCGGAAGCTCTGGGATCTCGTCCGGCTCTGTGAGGTCATTGTGCAGGGCTTCGGCCAGTCCGGTGACGAGGCTTTCCACCTCCTTGTCGGTGTAGCCGGTCAGCTCCATGGGGATCTCGCCGGTGTCAATGTCGGCGAAAATGTCAGCCAGCAGCTTGTTGTCGATCTCTGCCAGCTCTGCGATCCGGTTGTCGGCCACCAGATCGGCGTATTCCTCAGCCTCGTTCGTGTAGTTCTGGTAGTCCACCGGCACTTCGGTGAGTCCTTCGAGCTTGGCAGCAGCGAGGCGGCCGTGGCCCTTTACTATGAAGCCGGAGCGCTTCGACACTGTGATCGGCGCCCTCCACCCGGTCTGGCGGATAATGCGGCCGAGCGCTTGGATCTGTGCGTCCGGGTGTGTGTTCGGGTTCTTCGGGTTGGGGATCAGCTTCTCTATGGCCACGATCGCGTCATGGGCGCAGAATACCGGTACCCCTCCAGCGGTTGCCTTTGGCTGTGCTTCTGTTTTATAGTCCATGTTTTCGTTCCTCCTTTATTTTGATAGGCCGGTGGCAATACGGACACGTCCCGGCTTTGATATTTTTCTTTGTGACCGCGCTCGCGATCTCGTAGTACATGTGGCAGCTCGTTGAGTACCACTCTTTAAAGCCGAGCCCCGGCACCCATGAGCAGGCGCCGGTCTTTTTGCTTGGCCAGCTCACTTTTTGCCCTCTGTCCTGCGGTCGTCCGGTGTGCACTTGCCGGTTGGTAGCTGTACGGTATCAATAGTTTGGGCTGCTTTCAGGATTCTGCGGCGGTAGTGCTTCCAGCTTTCGTCCTGTTTCTTTACGACGCCATAGATCGGGCCCACATTGGAGAGGGTGAGCTGTTCCATGGTTTCGTATTTCGGCAGACTGCGCAGGGAAAACCCCAGCTTTTCTCGGATCCTTTTCTCGTAGTCGGTGTTGTTTTCGCCTTTATTTCTTCTGATACCATAAATGGGGCCGACGCCGTTTAGCGTGAGCCCTTTCATGGATTCGTCCAGAGTGCGGGAGATCTTTCTCCTGCGATTGTATTCCCTGATCTTTTTCCCGGTTCGCCCGATCCAGATCAGGAGAGTGGCCACCCAGAGAGTGATCAGCAGCAGCGCGGTGGGTACCCACACGAGCCCGGTGATCACCACCGGCCAGCTCATTGATATAATGCCGCAGGCTTTCAGGATTGCCAGCACGGCCACGCCTGCGAGTGTTGCCAGTGTGTAGAGTATCGGCCAGCCCATAGGCTTGTTCTTGTTATCGTCCATTTCGTCCTCCTTTTCTTTTAGCTGCTCGTCTGGCTGCACGGTTCGGCCGCACCGGTTCTTGTCTGATAGGCCAGAGGGAGAGTGGGGCCGGTTTTTCCTGCTTGCTCCGCAGCATATCTCCGCCGATCTTGTGGAGTGCTTCCGAGTAGCTCAGCGCGGTGCTTTCCGCGAGTCTGCGAGCTTGTTTTTCTATGTCGTCGAGGTCACACTCCAGATAGAAGGCCAGCTCTGCGGCGTATTTCCTACACCTGAGTGCCTCCAGCACGTTCCATGTTATTTTTCCGTCTGGGAAGTAGTGCCTCGCGTCTATTTTGAGGGTGTAGAGCCCCTCTGCGTTATTTTCTTCTTTCACGCTTTGCCCTCCTTCGCTGCGCGCGGTTTGGGCCTTCCTTTCGGAACGGTGACAGAAGCCCGGCTTTGATCGCGCACTCAGTACAGAGCATTTTCGCGCCCTGTTCTTTGGCGAGGCGGTCAGCTTCCGGGTGTTTCCAGCATTTCCGGCCGCATGTCGGGCACTCGACTGGCTCCCAGTCCGGGTGCTTGGCCTGCACGTCGCCGTTCAGGTTCTTGTCCAGTGGTAGGCAGATGATCCCGCCCTGGTCAGTTTGCTTTCTCGGTGTCAGATCGAAGCCGTGAGCCCGGAGCCGTTCGCGGGTGTTGTTGGTGCTTTCTTCCTGCTTTACCTCCAGCACTTCCACCTTGTCCAATGGCAGGCAGAACGAGCCCTGCGGCTCCCATTTCTTCGCCTTCCAGTTCTCTGCGAACTTCTCCAGCGTATCGAACAGGCAGAGGCCCGCCTCGGTTTCGGTCTGGAATACGGTCTGCATGACCGCCTCGTCCTCTGAGTCCTCCCAGCCGTAGAGGTGCCAGCTCTCGCGGTTGTCGTAGTCCCACTGTGAGAACCAGAGCACATGGCCGTCGATCGGCCAGCCGGTGCCGCTTACTTTTCCGGTGATAACTTTCGGTTTATATTCCATGGTTTTGTCCTCTCTTAGAAAAATCTATTTAATGCGATAATGAGCACGATCACGGCCACGAAGGTGATCGTGATGTTCTGCTGTCTGAGCCCGTCCTTTTCTCCGATAACTCCCAGAAGCAGGAGAGCAGCCACGAGGCCCAGCACTATGTTTATGATTAACACGGCGTTACCTCCTTACCGCAGCCCATACGGCCGTATTTTTTCCGGTTCTTTTGCTCGGTTTCTTTCCGACGACTTCCAGAACTCCGGCGCTTTTCAGCTCTGTGAGCCTCGGCGCCACGAAGTTGCGGTCGTAGTATTTCAGGTGGCCCGCAGCCACCAGCTCGTCGGTGATTTCCTCCACGGTCATTGACCGGTTTCCGAGGGTTTCAAGTATTAGCTTGCAGCGTTCACCGCTGCGTGGTCGTATGCCGTCGTAACTCTGGCGGCGTGTCTGTTTAGTGATCCCGTCCATGGTTTCCTCCTTATCTGAACCGGCGGAGCAGTGGCCCCGCTGGCTCTGGTGCTTTTATATGTGCCATGTGGCAAACTCGCGCCCGGTGCTTTCCGGACTCCGCCACACTATGACGGCAGAAGGAAACGGAGCTGCGTCCTCGCCGTTTCCGTCCTCGTCGGTGAATTTCAGGCGGCCGCGGAGGAATCTCACCTCGCTGGCCTTGCCGAAGATCCAGTCGTGAAAATACGCCGTGTCAGTCCGCGAAGGAATGAGCATAACCACGGTGGTGCCGGGCTTTCGGCTTTCTTCGTAGCCTTTGCGTACCCAGTCTGCGATCGCTCGGCCGTATGGCGGATTGCAGAACACGCGATACCCCCCCCAGTCTTGCTTTAGGCCGTCGTCGTCCGGCGTGAAGTGTTTCGCGCACTTGGCGCTTTTGTCGGTGCTGGCCGGATCTAGTTCAAAATGAAACTCGCGATCCAGTTCCGCGAAAAAATCCGGCGGAGTGCACCAGCACATGTTTTTACTGCTCAGCAGTGCGTCGTTCATTGGCTTGATCTCCTTTCTGTGATTTGTAGAGCCCGCAGCCGTTCCCGTTGTTCATACACGGATCCGGGGAGGCCATGTGGTGTATACAAATTTTTAACGGTTCGCCCGTCTGTTTGTTTATGAGCTTTCCGCTCAGCATGGTGCAGGCTTTTGAAATTACAAAAGGCCCGACTCTGCGGAGCTCGCAGTATTCGCATTTCATGGCGTGTCTCCTTCCTCGGCGTAGTCGATTTCCACACCTTCCAGCAGTTTGAGGATCCCTGCGATATATTGCACGCGGTACGGTTCCAGATCTTCGAGTTTCATGTGCTTGCGTCCGTAGATCTGTTTCATGTCTCGCCATACTTCCCACGGTACCCGGTAGAAGTTTTCCAGCCCCACGCTCACCATGATGAAGGCAGCAGCGCCGAGCTTGTGGTGCAGCGTCAGGCTTTCCACCTGCTCAGGGGTGAGGCGGCTCTGGTCGATCTTGTCGCTGTCGGTGTGTTTCGCCTCAAATACCACGGCCCGGCCGCCGGTGAGCGTTCCCTTGAAGTCCGGCTGTCCGGCTTTGGTGTAGCAAGCAAGGAAACGGCCCTGTCGGTCTGGCTTCCTGAGTGGCTTCATGGGCTCCGGAGTCTTTTCAACGAAGGCCACGCCCTTGTCGCAGTACCAGTTCAGGCTTGCGGTGATCATATTCTCGAAGTGTTCACCGGCTCGCTTGCTCTGGAGTCCTTTCTGGCTATGCTGCACCCGTGCAAGGGCGGTGCTGGCTGTCGGATCCGGGTAGCCTTCGCCATTTCTTCCCGGAACCGTGTCCCAGCTCATTGATCTACCTCCGAGTCTGCGCCTTTGTCGGCCTCCAGTGTGATGTCGTGGCCGGGGTGTCGTCTGAGCTCGATCGCAAGGTCTAAGATCATTTCACCGTTGATCCGCACGGTGGTGGATTCAATCGCGGCGACTCCGTTCAGGTTCCCGACGTGAGAGGGGAGGACGATCAGAGCGTCACCGATCGGAAGTGTCTCGGCTTCGCGGTTTCTGTAAAGCTCGGCAGTGTCCCGGATCGGGATCTGGTGCTGCTTCGCGTATTCAATCTCGTTTCTCATGCCTTCACTCGGATTTTCGATACCGTAAACCCAGAGCTCGTCGCACATGGCCAGAAGTGAGAGGCCCATGTCCATGCCCGCGGCGCGTTCCTCCTGCTTGGTGTCGTCAAGAAACTGGGTAAAATATACATGAGGCGCGATCGGGATCACGTCGTCCCAGAGCTCGACGGCTTCGCGACAGTAGCGCTGGGCTTTTTCTATGTTCTTCTCAATGTCCCCGCGGCACGGGGAGCAGATGTAAACCAGTTTTTTTCTCATGCGCTTGCTCCTTTCATGGTTTTGCTCAGCAGCTCATTGTATAAATTCCGGTAGAGATCGCGCTCAGTTTCGAGCTTGATCTTTTCAATGTCTGGATCCTGCTGGACGATCTGGAGTGGCTGCTTGCTTATTTCTCCCAGTAAATGCTCCGCTTCTTTAGCTGCGGGCTTCGGATCCATGAAGTCGATCCCCAGAGAGATTGCCAGAGCAGAGTCCACGGCTGCAAGCTCGCTCTTTGTCAATTTTCCGATCAGCGTCCCGATCCTTTTCGTGCTTACGCTGTTTACCTGTTCGCATAAGACGGTAGAAGGGGAGAGTGCGCTCCGGATAAACACATGAGTGGGGAGGTCGTTCTTTGGTTTGGTGGTCATGTATACCACTTCCACAACCTCGCTGTTTTCGTTGTTCTTGTCATTGGAGACGATCACCGCAGGACGGCCGCCTCTCTGCTCGCTTCCGGTTTCCCGGTATGTGCTTTCGATATAATAAATTTCACCGCGTTTCATGGTTTGGCTCCTTCCTGAGCAGTCTCAGCGAGTCGCTGCTCTTGTATTTTGCAGGTGTCAGGGTTAATCTCTATCCCGATATAGTTCCGCCCTTCTTTGAGGGCTGCGGCTCCTGTGGTTCCACTTCCTGAGAACGGATCCAGAACCGTGTCGCCCGGTTTGCTCCCGGCTAGTATGCAGATCTTGGCCAGTTCCTCCGGGAACGTGGAGAGGTGGGCGCCTTTATATGGCCGTGTGGCGATCGTCCAGACGTCCCGGCGGTTTCGTTTGCCGGTTTCATTTCTCTGGAGCCCGTGGCTGCCTCGATCTACCTCGGCGCTGTTGGCTTTGGCCTGATCGTGAGTGTAGGCAGTGCCGCCGCGGAAGGTTTTCGCGTTGCCGCGCTTCCGGCCGGGCTTTTTCGGATCGTACCCGACGGCCAGCTCCTTGACGGCTTCGGCGTCGTAGTAATAGGCGGCCGCTTTGCTGAGTAAAAAAACATACTCGTGAGATCTTGCCGGTCTGTCTTTGACGCTTTCTGGCATGGCGTTGGGCTTGTTCCAGATAATGTCCGCCCGGAGGTACCAGCCGTCACTTCTGAGAGCCAGAGCCAGTAGCCACGGGATCCCGATCAGATCCTTGCGCTTGATCCCTCCGTCCTCGATATGCCTCGCGTAGCTGTCGCCGATATTCAGCCAGAGGGTGCCGTCGTCTTTCAGGACTCTGGCGACTTCCCGGAAGGCTTCCACCAGCTTGCGGGTGTATTCCTCCGGAGAGCTTTCGGTTCCGAGCTGATCGGCGGCTCCGTAGTCTCTGGCGTTGTAGTAGGGCGGAGAAGTTACGCAGACGCTGCAGCATTTGTCCGGCAGCTTTCTGAGTTCCTCCAGTGCGTCGCCTTGTAGGATCATCCCAACACCTCCCCTCTGAGTTCGAGCTTCGTTTGTTCGACGATCTGGCTCTCCAGTCGGAGGGCACCGCGGGTGATAGCCTCCATTTCCTGCTCTTTCCTGCGGCGTTCGCTTTCCCGGTACTCTATCAGGCGTTGGCCTTTGTCCGGAAGGGATCCGGCCACATTGTCGATCTTCTCGGTTAATTGTGCCGGTGTCATGCTGCGGGACTTTTCCCGTTCGTACATTGGCGTGTACTGTTGCATGAAGGCTACCCGATCCATGCCGGGCTTGCCGCCTATGTATGCGCTGCGGTGCATTTCCCAGAGGGAAGTCCAGCCGATTGACTCAACGGCTCGCGCCACCAGAGGCGGGAGCTGGCGGGAGAGATCTCCGTGGTTGAATTGTCCGGCGCTGTACATGAGGTCGCTCACGGCCAGCCATGCCTTGTCCGGCTCTATGAGTTCCGGGTGCTGGATCTCCAGCATGATCTCCCGGATTTCAGCCACGCTCGGCGGCCATTTGTTTGTTGCAATGTGTTTTTTGACTGCCAGCGCTACGATCCCGGATTCGTCTTGTTCAAACATCATAGCCCAGAGGTTCACCGTGGCCTCGATTGCTTTCGCGTCCTTGAACTTGTCAAAATTCGGGTAGGCGGTGACGACGATCGCCACCAGTCGAGCCGCGTCTGCTTTTGTCATATCTCGAAGCCTCCTTCCTCGTCTGCGATTATCCCCGCGAGCACGTCCATGGTGTCAGGTTTTCCACAATTTCCACCCGGTCGCTGTTGATAGCTTCCGGATCCGGCAGGTGGGAGAGGTTCGTCGTCCCAGCGTCCCTGATTGATCCATGTTGACGGGTTGGGAATGAAGCGGCCACCTTCTCGCAGCCATTGTTCCGAGGTTTTAGCTGTTGCCACTGCCTGCATGATCTTCTCGAACAGTTCAGTGTCGGGCTTTGCCTTTTCCCATGCCTTCTGTGCTGCTTTCTTGCCTACTTTCTTCGGGTATGCAGTCCAGAACTCTGCGAAGCGTCGTTCCTGAGTGCTTGGCTGCTTCTCGGTCGCGGGGGTTATGGGGGTATCCCCCTTATTTTCTGGTCTACTCTGGTCTACTCTGGTCTGGTCTACTCTACCTGCGGTCTTTTTCTGGTCGCTCTTGCTTGCGTCCGCAGACTGTCCGACGGTCGTCCTCCGGTCGTTTGACTTAGCAGCAGCGCGGCGGGCTCTCGAACGGTTTTTTTCATTTTCTCTCTGTTCGATCAGCTTTCCGGTGTATTCGCTCCAGTCGTGGATCTCCAGAACGCCGTCCTCTGTTGCGTCCAGCAGAGACGCAGAGGTCAGGGCGGCCACAAATTCCTCCGGATCTTTGTCCCACTGGGCCGCTCTTGCGATCATTCTGTCGGATATTCCAGCGAGGGATCCGTCCGGTGCGTTATCAATGGCCCAGAGCCAGAACGAGATCAGCAGGCCGAGCATGTGAGCCGGTTCAATGTCGAGCTCGTCAGCAGCAGCCAGCACCTTGCGGTGGTCTTTCAGTTGTTGGTGAATTTGGATCCATGCCACTGTCGGCACCTCCTTTCGTGGTTTGTTTCTGGTTTGGCCGTGGAGTTCCGTCGGTCTGTCCGGCGGTCGTCCTCCGGTCGGTGTGATTAGTTAAAAGGAAGCTGTCCGTCGTCCGGCACGTCCATGAATCCGTCATTGTTAGCGGGCTGAGAATTGCCATTTGCGTTGCCTCCGTTGCTGTCTGCGAAGTAAATGTTCGAGGCCACAACTTCCACGGTCTTGCGGTTCTGTCCGGTTTTCTCGTCCTTCCATTTACGGGTGGAGATCCGGCCCTCGACTACGATCTGGCGGCCTTTGGAGAGGTAGCGGCCGCAAAACTCAGCGCGTTCTCTCCAGCACACGATCGGGATATAGTCCGGAGCTGCGTCTTTGTTCTTGCTCGGCACCTGAACGGCGAGGTCGAAACTCGCCACCGGGGTGCCGCTTTGTGTGTATCTGATTTCTGGTTCCTGAGCCAGACGGCCCAGAAGCTCCACATGATTAAGCATTGTCTTGTCCTCCTTGCTGCTTTGCGTTGTCCATAGCGGCGCAGGCTTCGTCGTACTGGGCCCGCGTCAGGTTGTGCGGATCCTGCTGTCCGTATTTTTTCAGGATCCAGTCGTTGATCGACTGCTGAGAGTACCCGGCGTCCTCGCCTTTACGGTAGAGGCGGGAGAGCTGAGCGTCTGAGAGTGGCCGTGCGGCGCCTGAGCGCCCCGTCTGGCCGTTCTGCGCCTGCGGCTGGGTATTTCCCTGCCGGTTCCCGTTCTGAGCTCCTGTGTGCTGCTTCTGGCTCTGCTGAGGGGGCTCGCTGCTGTGGTCGCTCATGTCTGGATCGTCGTCGCCCTGATCAATGCCGAACTTCTCGAACAGGTAGTATTTGAGGCAGTACGTCCACGCGGAGCCTTTGGCCTTGTCCGGCCCTCCGTCATTCGTTCCGATCGCATGGAGGGTAACTTCCAGAGTCTCGTCCGGGTTGTCTGCGTTCGTCCAGCGGATCGTGAGGTCGGCCTCGTACACCCAGACAATGCGGTCGCCGTTTCTGGTGTGCTGTGTGAAGTTGGAGTAGTAGATCGGATCCCCGTTTTCACTGTGCCGGGTTGCCTGCTCGCCTACAATGTCAAAATTTACGCCGAACTCATTCATGGCCGGAGTGAGAAGCTGGTACACGTCGAAGATCTTCGCGAACTTGTACTTTACGCCGTCGCTGTGGGCCTTCTGGGTGATAGAGGGAACGGCTTCGCGCAGCTTGATGAATTTTTGCTGCAGCGTCAGCGGTACCGGTGGGGTTGTGGCCGTTTTAGCTGCTGTTGTGTCCTTGGTTGTTGCCATGCGCTACCTCCTTACACGTCCACCGTGAAGGTGTCCGGCTTTTCAATGATCTGCACGCCCTCCACCAGCTCGCCGGTGGTTTTGTCTACGATCTGGCCTCCTACGATTTCGAGCCGCTTCTTGAACTCGCCCCACTTTGGTTTCTCTGTGGTCTGGATCATGTCCTTGTTGTCTGAGGCTTTCAGGTAGGCCAGCAGTGCGTCGTCGTCCTGTTTCATGGTGCGGCCGCCGATTTTCTTCACCAGAGTGCCGGAGAGAAGGCGGTAGCTGTGCTTTGTCTTGGTTGTCTTGTGTGGAACTGTCTCGAAGTATTCCGCGAGCTTTCCGGTGAGAAAACGGGTGCCGTTTTCATATCTGCGCTGAGCTGCCTCGACGCGCTGCTGGATCTTTTCGATCTGGCTGTCTGCCAGTGAGGTGATCCGGTCGAGCTCAGCCTTTTCTTCTGCGATTTTCTGGCAGGCCCAGTCGGCGCAGCCGTCGTCAGTGATACGCCATACCGGACGCGGAGCGCTTTCGGTTTCCTCCACATCGAACATGTTCATGTCCATGCCTTCCAGCTCGTCCAGTGTTACGGCCGGAGCTTCCGGCTCTGCGGTAGGTGCTGCGGTTGCTTCTTTGATTTCTGCGGCCTGTTCGGCCTCAGCTATTGCTTTCTTTGTCGTTGCCATGGTTCTGTTCTCCTTCCTTTGCTTCCAGAGCTTCGAGGGCTTTCTGGAGTTCTGCCTGCGTGTCTCTCAGTTCCTTGTCTTTGCTGGTGAAAAACTGATACCACTCGCCTGAGCTTTTCTTGTACTGCTCGGCTTCGGCCTCAGCAGCGGCGGCACGTTCCGCCATGCCGGCAAGTGCAGCCGTGAGCTCTGCGATCACGCTTGGCTTGTTTTCGTTATTCATTCGGTTGCCTCCTTAAAAAATCGGTGTCCGTTAATGGTCATTACATAGATCTGGGACTCGTGCCACTCGCTGTCCACGAGAGCGGGAGCGTAAAAGTATTTGATCGGCTCGGTCGTTGCCACGATCCCGAAGTCGAACACGTCCTGCACGGCTTCGAGGGCTTCCTGAGTCGGCTCCGGTCGGCGCTTGCTATATGCGTACACGCGCAGCGCTTCGTCCGGTCGGATCCCTTCGTCCTCGCAGGTCTGGAGAATACACTGAGCTACTGCGATCTTTCCGGCGAAGGGTTCGCCTCCGGCTTCGGCTGTGAGCACCTGAGCGATCTCCAGTCGCTCGGCGTCGGTGAGAGTGTAGCGCTTCTGGAGTCCTGCCTCTGCGGCCCATGCGTCTGTGACGTCCTCCCAGTTTACGGCCTGCCCGTCTTTGTAGTAGAAAACGTAGGATTGAGGTTCTTCGGCCGCCGGGCTGCTGGTTGCGGTCGGGGCGTTTTTTGTCTGGGTGTGTTCCGAGAACATACCCACGGCGCCGCGTACTGCGAACACGATCACCACTGTGGTGACTGCCAGCCCGCCGATCCTTTTCCAGTTCAGGCGCTTGCAAAAACGGCGCAGCCGGTATAAAATAGGCTTAGGCTTTCGCGTGGTTTTTCGATTGCCTGTGCGGCTTCCCGGTTCCGACGGGTGGCCGCTTCTTTTTTCTTTGTACCCGGTGTATTCCACCGGGCTGTATACTTTCAGCGAGCTGCTTCGCATTTCTGTTACCTCCTTCTTTGTCTGAGTTTGGCCGGGAGCGTATAGCTCGGAGCCTGCATGTATTTGTTGAAATTCTGTGGCCAGTAGGCCACCTTTTCGATCCGTTTCCCACTTACTCCATACTTCGGGTTATATCCGAACACGTTCACATAACTGAGAAGATCGGAGCGTTCCGCGTCCATGGCCTTGCACACCTCAAACAGTGCCGCCACGTCGTCGATCGCTCTGTGGGAGTTCTGAACCTTGTCCTCCAGCTTATAGGTGAGGATCGCGTTCGCCAGCTTGTGAGGATATGCCCGGCGGTCTTTGTAAACGGTTAGGCTGTCCAGATAGTCGGCAGCTTTCAGGGCTTCCGGGCCACCGTTTCCGTGTCTCCGGAGCATTTCAGCAGTAAACAGGAGATCAAACTGTGCATTGTGGGCTACCAGAAGGACGCGGCCGCCGCCGATCAACTCAGCGAAGCGAGCGGCAGCCTCAGCCTCGGTGATTCCTTCGTTTTCGAGCTGCTCGTCTGTGATTCCTGTTAGCTCGACGATCTTCTGAGGGATCCGCTCACCTTCCGGCAGCTTCACGAACACGTCGGCGCTGTCGGCCATGCGGAGGGTGCCCCGTTCGGTTTTCTCGACTCTGATCGCTGCCAGTTCAATGATCTGGCAGCTTTCAGCTTCGAGCCCGGTTGTCTCAGTGTCAAAAAATACGACTGCTTTGTATTTCGTGAATACGTCCCGGAGCTCATTCATGGTCGTTCACCTCCGTTTTAATCGTGATCAAGGTCGTGGCTGCGAGCTTTAACTGCTTAGAGGTCAGCTCGTACATGTCCACGGCTGCGTTCACCTGAGCCAGTGTAGCGCTGAGCCTTGCGGCCTTGGCGAGTTCTTCGTCTGTTGCCTTCTCGGCCAGTTCAGCGAAGCCTTCCGGATCCTCGCCGTGCGCGGCTTCGTAGAGCTTCTGAAACTGCCGGGCGAGTGCCTGCTTGATTCGTCCGATAAAGTCCGGAGCTAAAATGCTACGCTTTTTCGGTTCTGGCTGCTTCTTGTCAGAGTCCAGATCATCCAGAGTGTCAGAGTCGCAGATAAACCGAACGCAAGCGGCACGGAAGCCGACGGCCGTGCCCGCAAGGCTGCGGGAGCCGTTGCCGTAGAGGGAGAACACACCAGCGCGCGCACCGCTGGCCCAGGAGCCCCCGCGATAAATAACCCGCTCGCCGTTAGAGTCGAGCCAGAAGTATTCGTCGCTTTCGTAGTCGTCGGTAGGATAGAGGCCGAGTTTTTTCAGCTTGTCCGGTGCGTCCATGTCGCTGCGAACTTCCAGATCCGTGAACTTTACGCCGTCGTAGTCGGTGCCGTCCGGGTGTACCGGCTGGAGAGTGATCTCGCCGTTGTGTACGTTGTAGTAAACCGGATCTCCGTCCTCGGTGTAGATTGCCTCCCACTCTGGAGAATCTTTGGACTGATCCGCGCCATTGTTCGGGATCACCTGTGGCATACCGCCCATAAACCGAACGCCGCCGACGTGCTCCCAGATGTTACCGCACATGTCAGCTACACCGTAGGCCGTGCCGTCGTGGTTCCACTGAACCGGGCCGGATCCGGTCAACGTCTTGCCACAGCCTCCTTCGTATGTAATGCCGGTCTGTTCTGGGTGGCTGTGGCTTTTGCCGCTCGCAGTATTTCCGGTCGGCATGGTGTCGTTGTCCCAGCTCCAGAAGCCGAGAGCCACCCATTCGTCGTTAGTGATCAGGTGCCAGCCTTCGCCCTTGCTCTCGCAGAGGCGGATCGCTTCGTCATGGCTGATATTCACAGCCGGTTTCATAAATGGGAGAGAGTACGGAACGCCGTCGATCAATGTGTTCTGGTACTTGCTGATCGCGTATTCCTTAACCTTGCGGCCTCTCAGGGTGTCAGGGAGTCCCAGCTCGGACGGGGTAAAAACCACCATAATGTCCGGGCGCCCGTTTTTGTCGTAAATTACTTCGTTTCTCATGGTTTTGCTCCTTTTCTGTATTTGCTGCGGCAGATCGGGCACTTGTAGCCGTACCACGGGATCACCGCCTGCTTGCTTACATTCCAGTCAAGCCCGCACTCTTGGCATACTTCATAGCGGCAGCCGTTGCGCCGGGCATGAGTACGGGCCCGCTTAGGTTTCGCGAGTCGTTCATGGGATCACCTCCTATCCAGCGGCCAGCCTGCTGCATAGTTGCCTCATAAGCAGCCGCTTGTATTTCTTCCGGGTTCTCCATTTCCGTGCGTGTTTGTATAGGTGCCACCATTTCGGGTGGGTGTTGGCTTTATATAGTAGGGAGTCCACAAATGTGTCCACGGCTTTTCGTTCGTATTGCCGGAACTTCTGAAACTGTTCCGCGAGCTCGTCCATGAGTTGCCGGACTGCGCGAGCTGCTGCCTTCATTGCGTCGGCGAGAGCACCGAGCAGAGCAGTGGCGGCAGGTGGGCCGATCTGGATCGTGAGCTCCGTGTGCTGAGGTTCTGGTGGTGACTCGTCCGGGAGTAGCTCGCTTCGCGCCTGATCCGCAGCTATGAGCTGTTGGCGCTTCTCGTAGTCCTCGACACTCATGTAGCCGTCAAATATATAGGGATCTGGTTCCTCGGTGGTTTCCTTTCCGTACCATGGAATATCTGCCGGGAGGTTTTCCGGGCGTGGTATCGGCTCAGGAGGGAAGGCCGTCGAGTCTTTCAGGAGATTGCAGCCGCCTTCGTAGTGCCAGAGAATACCGGCCTCCAGTTCTGCGATCGTCATGTTCTCGCCGAAGTGTCCGCAGTAGTAGCCGTTCACCATGACAGCGTTCGGATCCTGCTCCAGAATTTCGGTGGCAGTGCTCAGATCGTCTAGCTCGAAGGTGTCGGAGTCCGAATTGAGCCAGACGCTTTCGGCGTGCCAGCTTCGGCCTGTTTTCCATATAATCACCCACGCTATACCGTCGCGGATTTCTTCGGCGTACTGCCGAGCTATTTCATGTAATGCTGCCATGTTGTCGCTCCTTTCTTTTTATATAGTGGGGGATTTTCGCCCGCGGCACTTAAAGCTCTCAATGAGTCGGCGCTGGGCGAGTTCGGCGCTATACTCTCGGCGCATGTTCTTGTCGAGCTGGCCGGTGTCGCCTCTTTTCAGTTCTTTATAGATAGTCGCCACATGGACGCCGAGGTCGATCGCAATGTCGGCCGGACGTCCTCCGGCTGCGTATTCCGTCTCGATTTTCTCGCGGTCGCCGAATGTCAAATATCGGTAGTTTCGCACGTTCTCACCTCTCTTTCTGTGCTTTTCAGGTAAAAAAATAATGCGTCCGGAGGCTTTCGCTTCCTTTCGCATTTAATATTATCTTTTCCGTATATTTGAAAATTCATGTAAAAAGCTTGCACAATAATGTCGCCTGTGCTATAGTATAAAGGCTAAAAAATCACGCCGGACGGATTCTCAAGGACGGTGCTCCAATCAATGGAGTCCCCGCGGAAGCAAAGATGACGGCGGAAGAATAAAACCAAATGGAGGAAAGAAACATGAGCGTTATTTCAATGAAGCAGTTACTGGAAGCTGGTGTACATTTTGGTCACCAGACAAGAAGATGGAACCCTAAGATGGCTCCGTACATCTACACAGAGAGAAATGGTATCCATATCATCGACTTGCAGAAATCTGTAGGTTTAGTTGACGAAGCTTACAAAGCAGTAGCAGACATCGCAGCAGACGGCGGCACAATCCTGTTCGTAGGAACAAAGAAACAGGCTCAGGACGCTATCAAGACAGAAGCTGAGAGATGCGGTATGTTCTACGTTAATGAGAGATGGTTAGGCGGTATGCTTACAAACTTCAAGACCATCCAGAGCCGTATCGGCAGATTAAAACAGATCGAGACAATGGCAGAAGACGGAACATTCGACGTTCTTCCTAAGAAAGAAGTTATCGCACTCAAGAAAGAGTGGGAGAAACTTGAGAAGAACCTTGGCGGTATCAAAGAGATGAAGAGAGTTCCGGATGCTATCTTCGTAGTAGATCCTAAAAAAGAGAGAATCTGCGTACAGGAAGCTCATACACTTGGTATTCCGTTAATCGGTATCATCGACACAAACTGTGATCCGGAAGAGCTTGATTATGTAATCCCGGGTAACGACGATGCTATCAGAGCTGTAAAATTAATCGTTTCCAGAATGGCAGACGCTGTTATCGAAGCAAGACAGGGCGAAGCGGAAGCTCCTGTATTCGAAGGTGAAGACGTTGCAGAAGAGGCAGCTCAGGCATAATCAAAACTATACGGAGGGATTTTAAAATGGCAGCAGTTACAGCAGCAATGGTAAAAGAATTACGTGAGATGACAGGCGCCGGAATGATGGATTGCAAGAAAGCTCTTGCAGCAACAGAAGGCGACATGGATAAAGCAGTAGAGTTCTTAAGAGAAAAAGGACTTGCAGGCGCAGCTAAGAAGGCCGGACGTATCGCAGCCGAAGGTATCGTAGCTACAGCATTATCAGCTGACGAGAAGAAGGCGGTTGTCGTAGAGGTTAACGCTGAGACAGACTTCGTGGCAAAGAACGAAAAGTTCCAGACCTACGTTGCAGACGTTGCAGCACAGGCTCTTAACACAACAGCGGCAGATATCGATGCTTTCTTAAATGAGAAGTGGGAGAAGGATCAGTCCTTAACAGTTGCAGAAGCACTTTCCTCCCAGATCTCCATCATCGGCGAGAACATGAAGATCAGAAGATTTACACAGGTGGAAGAGGCTAACGGTTTCATTGCTTCCTATATCCATGCAGGCGGAAAGATCGGTGTTTTAGTTGACGTAGAGACAGACGTGGTTAATGACGAGCTGAAAGTAATGGCTAAGAACGTGGCAATGCAGGCAGCAGCATTAAAACCATTATTCACAAACAGAGATGAAGTTGACGCTGATTACCTGGAGAAAGAGACAGAGATTCTTACAGCAGCAGCTAAGAACGAGAAGCCGGACGCGAATGATAAGATCATCGAGGGAATGGTTAGAGGACGTATCAATAAAGAATTAAAAGAGATCTGCTTACTTGATCAGGTTTATGTAAAAGCTGAGGACGGAAAACAGACAGTAGCACAGTATGTAGCAGAAGTAGCCAAAGCAAACGGCGCTACAGTTGCAGTTAAAAAATTCGTTCGTTTCGAGACTGGTGAAGGCCTTGAGAAGAAGGAAGAGAATTTTGCTGAGGAAGTTGCTAAGCAGATGGGACAGTAATTTATCTGTCGATATTTCAATAATAATAGACTTTCTGTCCATAAGGACGGACATAAAACAGTTAAAAAAATAGTAATATAAAAAAGATTCCGTGATACAGGCATGTATTACGGAATCTTTTGGCTCTTTGTCAATAGTTGGGGTGGGATTTGTTAAAATCCCGCCCCAATTCTATGAAAAGGGCCCTTTTTATGTTTAGTTCCAGGTTTTACTGATTTTGGGCATGCCAAATAAGCCTCCGCATTACCGACCTTTTTATCCTATGATGTACAGTGAAGTATCCGGGTTCGGAACCGTTTGAAATTTCGGATTCCGTAGCTGCTCCGTTTTAATACCTTTATCTTGTTGTTAAATCCTTCTGTGGGACCATTTGTCAGCCCGTATTTAAAGGCATTCAGGATTTCTTTTCGCCAGGCCCTGTAGGTCTTAGCACAGGCCTCAAATTCCTTGATCCCACAGCTCTGCGCATTCGCAATCCAGTCATCAAATTCCCTCTGCTGCTGACGATACGCTTCCATCTGGCAGATATCATAGAACCACTCTTTCATGCGGTGTGCCAGACGCAGATCCTCGCTATAGTGAGATTAAAATCACAGGCCTGTTTGTCTCATCCTTCAGC